AACTCATCAACGGGGTCTATGATATTTTGCCCGGCAGGTAACACAACCGCTCCGACAACTAGTGCTTGTAGAATTGAAACCGTAACTGCAAGTTTGCATTACGATTCTCCATATGTTTATGTCGCCATTTTCCGCTAAAGGACAGCCATGAAAAGAATCCTATTTCCTAACGACGATGGCGGCGTATCGATCATTATCCCGACTGAATCGGTTGAAGGTGCGATGAAAGACATTCCATCCGGCAAGCCCTACCATATCGTTGACGCTGCTGACATTCCGACAGACCGCAGTTTCCGTAATGCTTGGACTGCTGACTTTACTGATGCAAAGGTAGCCCCATGATTTCAATCGACATTGACAAGGCGAAAGCCTTAACCAAAGATCGGCTTCGTGCTGAACGCACACCACTCCTAGCTGCTCAGGATGTGCTATTCCAACGAGCCTTAGAGTCGGGTAGCGACACGGCTGCGATTGTGGCTGAGAAGCAGCGTCTGCGTGATGTAACAAGTCAGGTAGATGCTTGCACGACAACGGACGAATTGCGCGCGCTGTCCTGCGCTGCACCAGTGGTTGAAGAAGTCGTTGAGCCAACACCAGAGCCTGCGCCAGAGCCTGCACCTGAAGGAGAAGCATAATGCCAGTAACTATCAATGGTAGCGCAGGGGTTACCACGAACAGCGGTGCGGTGTATGACAGCTTGCAGAGAGGCACTGCGGTTACTTGCGCTGGTCAAACATCGATTGACTTTACATCGATTCCGAGTTGGGTGCGCCGGATTACGGTGATGTTTAATGGGGTGAGTACTAGTGGCACTTCTGTCATGCAGATTCAAATTGGCTCTGGTTCAGTAACAACTTCAGGGTATGCAGTTTCTGGAAGTGCAGTCGGGGCAAGTTCTGTACAAACAATTTCATATACCTCTGGGTTTGCGATAGGCGATTCAAACGCGGCAACTCGGACAAAAAATGGCGCTGTCACTTTATCCCTTCTTACAGGAAATACTTGGGCGGGCGGCGGCGCTTGCGCGGATTCATCAAGCGCTAGAACTGATTTCACTTACGGTTCAATTACCCTCGGCGGCACGCTCGACCGTGTCCGTATCACTACAGTCAACGGCACAGATACTTTTGACACAACCCCGTCCGCTGGCACAATTAATATCATTTATGAGTGACGCATGGATTCGCAAGTTCTTTTCAATATCGCGGTGGCGATTGCGGGTTTTTTCGGCGGCTGGGTGTTGAACAACATCCACCGCTCGATTGACCGGTTGGACACCGACGTGCGTGCCATGCCGCACGTCTACGTCACCCGTGAGGACTACAAGGACGACATCCGCGACATCCGCGACATGTTGGGCAAGATCTTTGACAAGCTGGAGGCCAAGCAAGACAAATGATCGATCCGGTGACAATCGGTCTGGCTATAGCAGGCGTCAAGGCCGTTGTCACTGGCGTCAAGGAAGCCGCTACCCTAGCCCGCGAAGCTTTCGACGAGATCAACGGGGCGGTTGAGTCCGGCAAGACACTGGCCGACTCCATGTCGGGGGTGACCAAGTTCTTTTCTGCCGCTGGCAAGTACGAAACGAAGCGCAGTCAGCTGGAAGAGGCCAAGGTAGCGCAGGAAGCGGCGGTTGCCAAGGGTGAGCCCGTGCCTGACTACGTGTCTGATGCCGAGTACGTCATGGAGCTGATGATTATCGATCGTCAGATCAAGCAGTATTACGACGACATCAAGCACATCTTCATCTACCACTTCCAGGAAGCTGGCATGTGGGACGAGTTCTGGGCGCGGATGCACAAGCTGCGAGCTGAGCGCGAGGCCAAGGCCGAGGCGCTGCGCCAGGCGGAGACAGAGAAGCGCCTGCAGGCCAAGGCCGCCGAGATGAAAAAACGTCGCGCCAAGCGCCAGATGCTCGACCAGATTGAGTTAGCGGCGACGGTTGTCGTCATTGTAGGGGTCGTCTTCGCGTTCTGCTGGGCGATGTGGTGGATGATTCAACAAGGGGGTTGATATGGACACAACGGATTGGATGACGACCAAGTGGCGCCCGATGATGGCGATTACTTACATGATTATCTGCTTGTGCGATTTCGTGCTGTTTCCTACCCTTTGGACTGTCGTGCAGTTCTGGGAGACGGAGGCGGCTAATGACGCGTTTCGGCCTTGGGTGTCGTTGACGCTCCAGTCAGGCGGCTTCATCCACATCACGTTCATGGCCATCCTTGGCATCTCGGCTTGGACACGCGGGCAAGAGAAAATCGAATCCATCAAGGCAGGAAAAGAAGATGACTAACCCGTGGGCGATTGTCGGTGTGTTCGTACTCGTTATTGGGGCGTACTTCTACGGGCATCGCACGGGGGTGCAGGTCACCAAGGCCGAGTGGGAGGCTGAGAAGGCCACGGCTGCCGTAGAGGCGGCCAAGGTGCTGAAGGCCGAGCAGGACAAGGTGCGTGAGTATGAGCATCTGCTGGCCAATACGCAAACCAAAGTGGAGAAAGTGTATGTTGAGAAGATCAGGACTGTCGAAGTGGAGAAAAAGCAGCTTGTTGATATTGCTCGTAGTGACGGGCTGTTCATCGACGCCGCGTGTCCAGACAGTAGTAACCCCGTGCCCGGTGCTGCCGCCAGTCCCGGCGGCGATCATGGAGGAACGAAAGCCCGACTTTCAGGAGAGGCTGCGGAAGCTCTTATCGCCATCGCAGCAGACGCCGACGAAATTACCCACCAACTAACTGCCTGTCAGGAGATACTGAGGTTGGAACGGGAGCTTAAGTAGCGTTGGCGGTTGGTTTTTTACGGGTTAAGTTCAGCACAATCTGACGCGCATGACACCCAGTAAGGCCGAATAAAACGCCAAGCTCTTCGTATGTTGGGTTGTACGCAGCGTAAACATTACGTACTGCGGATATAAATTGGTCGCTGTGCTTTGAAAGATTGGTGCGTTCGCCGTGTTGATTGTTTAACCCAGACGCCCGAGCGTGGTCGTTATTTTGTTTGTATGTGGCCCACTCAAGATTGTCTACTCGGTTGTCGGTTTTAACGCCGTTTTTATGGTTAACTGTTTGTTTATACTCGGATGCCCCTAAAAAAGTTTCGGCAACCACTTGATGCGCAAGCCGTCGTGTTTTTGAGTCAAAGGACACAACTATGTATCCTACGTTTATTGTAGAGCCTTTAATCATGCGTTCTTTTAGCGCACCCTGTCGTCCGTCTTTATACTGGATAGTGCGGGACAGCGCCTTGAACCTACCCAATGAGGATACTTCGTAGCGCCCTTCAAACCCGGCAACTGGCTTCCATATTTCCTGCATGTTTATGCTCCTTTATATCGTTTGGATGATTATACCATGAAAGAAAACTTTGACTCCGCATTAAAAATGATCCTCAAGTCAGAAGGGGGTTTCGTAAATCACAAACTCGATCCAGGTGGCATGACCAACCTCGGTGTGACGAAGAAAGTGTGGGAAGCATGGGTCGGCAAAGCTGTTGGCGAAAAAGAGATGCGCGCGTTGACCCCGGCTACAGTGGCGCCTCTGTACCGGAAACAGTACTGGGATGCGGTCAAGGCCGACGAGCTGCCAGCGGGCTTGGATTACCTGATGTTCGACTTCGCGATCAACGCGGGGCCGGGCCGGGCGATCCGCACCATGCAGAAGGCCATCGGCACGACACCGGACGGCGCGATCGGGCCGAAAACGATGGCTGCTTTGAAGGCTGCCGACCCGACCGACCTAATCGCCAAGTTTAGCCAAGAGAAGGAACTCTTCTACAAGGCACTGCCCACGTTTGCGACCTTCGGCAGAGGCTGGCTGCGCCGAGTAGACGAGGCCAAGTCACATGCGGTGACGATGCTGGCGTAACTGCCTGCAGACCTCACGGTCGCGCGTTGACATGTCGGGCGATATCTCGGCCACACCGCACTCAGCGGCTGTGGGCCGAGTTTGCGGTTCGGCGAAGAACAACAAAAACGCCGGAACCGCAAGCGCAACCGCCACATAGTAAGCGTAGACGATATTCTTCATACGCCTAAGAGCTTCTCAAGAAACTTCGCTACAGGCGACGGGCGGTGCGGCTTGGCACCCAGCACGATGTCCTGCATAAAGCGCTCTTCTGGCGTTGACGGTGTAGCGTACAGCTGCGGCGTGTAAAACGCGCCGATCTTGACCTTGCCGGTGTCGTAAGGTGCAGCCTTGACAACCGCGTTGTCACGGATAAATTTTCCCTTATGCAGCATCTTTCTTCCTCCTGTCTTCATTTGCGCGGCGGGCGTCAACACCTTTCTTTTTTATCAACGCCACTTCATCCTTAGTATAAATCGATTTCCCCACCATAACGTTACCAACGACCCACACCTCTGCTGTGTAGGCATTAATCTTGCATGAGTTGCACTTGCGTTGGCGCCGGATGCCGCCTGGTTGCTGGGTGGTGTTGACCACATGGGTCTTGGTGCCACAATGCTGACACTTCATTCTGGCCCTCTCAGATAGCTGCGGATCTTCTCAATGCTCCAGCCGGTCTTGTCGTACACCCGCAGGACAATGTCGCCTGATATCACGTAACGACCGTGGCGCAAGCGAGAGACGTGAGGCGGCGCCAAGTCCAAAAAGCGCGCCAGCCCGGCATCGCTCTTTAACTGAAACTCGCCAATGATGGCGTCAAACAGTGGGTGGCTACTCTTTGGAATCATGGCTTGGTCGCTCCTGACATGATCTCGATACGCTCACGGGCGTCCCGCAGGGCGCAGTAGCGCTGGTGCAGGCGTTGCAAGTGCGAGGCGCGGCGCTCGGTTAGCTGCTCTTCGGTCAGCATGGCAAACACCTCATCCTCGGTCATCGATGGCAGTTGGTCATTTAGTCTTCGCCAGCTTATCTTTTTCATCTTCTATCCTCTGTTCAATTTCCGCGACCTTCTCGACCGCTCTTTCAAATGCTCTGGCCATCTGGTTTAGCTCCTTCTGGCGTATGCGCTCCTCTGCCCGCGCACCGGGCAGCTTGGCCTTCCAGTAGTCAATTCTTTTCACGTTGTTCGGCCTCCAGTTCACGCAGGTCGTTGGCCACGTCCGAGACGCCGTGCCAGTCGCTGCGGGCGATCATGACATGCAGGTAGTCGATCAGAATCTCGCGCTGGGTTTCGTACTTGGTAAAGTCCGTCATTTTGCTTCCTCCTTGGGTTTAGTGAATCTAGACATCGGAATGATACGTTTGCTGCCGTCTAACATCTCAATATGCACAAAACCTTGCGAAGACGCCCAGCAGCCGTAATAGGCGCGCTGCAGCCCGTCAATGTCAAACGCCATCTTCAGGCCGTGGCACCAGTTGGGCCGGTCTTGGGTCAACACGGTCTGGACGCTGATGTCGTTGGTGTACGTCAGATAGTTCGGCTCGGCGGCCAGCGCAGGCGCTGCCAGTAGTAGTAACAGGTATCTCATTTCAGGGCCTCCATCGCTATGTCGGAAATCGCTCGTTTGTCGTGCAGGGCCGCCCAGATCTTTTCGTCAACTGTCTTTTCGGCGAGTAGGATATAGACCCAGACGCTATGCAGCTGTCCTGAACGGTGCAGTCGGCCAATCGTTTGCTCGTACAGCTCCAGGCTCCACGGCAACGACAGAAATACCATGTGGCTTCCCCCGTGCTGTAGATTAAGGCCATGTCCTGCTGACTTAGGGTGGACGGCGAGCAGCTCGATCTGTCCGGCGTTCCATCGTTTGATGGCGTCGGGGTCGTCGAGGGTGGCAAGTTTCGGATAGCGGCGACGAAGTTCTGCTATCTCTTCCTGAAACTGGTAAACCAGTAGCGTATTGGCATGTTGATTCTCCTCTAATAGTTCGTCCAACCGATCAAACTTGTGGCGGCTAAACCACACCGCGTCCTTGCTGCTGATGAATTTACCCGCCACGTCAGACGCCACCCGGCTGCTGTCGTACACAAAGCCGGACGCCATCTGCTGGAGCTTAGACGTCACCGCAGCCGCGTTGGCGGCTAGTATCTCGGCGGTCGGGAACTGCACCACGAAGTCTTTCTTCATCTTCTCGTATGGCGCGCGGTCATCCAGCTGGCAGCGCAGCTCGACAACGTGGCAGTCCGGCAGCTTGTCGCGGTACTCGCCAGGTTCTAAGACGTAGGTGGCCGGCTTGATGCGCTCCATGACCAGCGGCAAGGCGCCTGGGCGTGGCAGCCACTCGCCGAAGTCGCGGTTCATACATACAAAGTATTGCTGCAGAAAGGCGCCCTTGGCGCGGCCTAAGAGCTTCTCATCGACGATCTTGCACTGGCCGAACACGTCTTCGAGCCCGTTGCTGGTAAATGACCCGGTCAGACCCCAGCGTATCTTGAACTGGTCAATGATCTTGTGTAGCGCCTTGAAGCGTGTGCCGGATGGGTTCTTGAGTTTGGTCAGCTCGTCGAACACGATTGCGTCGAAGGTCGACAAGTCCTGCTCGGCCAGCCAGCCGATGTTGTCGTAGTTAGTGACCACTACATTAGCGTCAGAGTCCAACGCCTCGCCTCGACTGCGGGGTGTGCCTACGGCTGTGCGGCAGTGCAGCTCCAGCGCCCACTTGCGTGCTTCAATAGGCCAGACGTCCGTGCAGACACGCTTTGGCGCCAGCACTAAAAAGCGACTGGCGTAGCCGTCCTGCACCATCGCCTGCATGGCGGTCAGCGTGATGGCCGTCTTGCCCGCGCCCACGGGTGCCAAGATCATCGCCCGATCACGCTCGTACAGGAAATCAGCCGCTTCGTCCTGGTAAGGTCTAAGCTGCATCGCTGCCTCTGGCGCGGATGGCGTCAGCCAGAAACTCGGCCATGATGTAGCCGCCCGACTCGTACTGGCCTACAGGCGCTGCCGGATCATCGATTGGGTTCTTGTGCGCGTCGCACAACGCGGCGCACGCTTCGCGCTCTGCTGCTGCGACTAGGTTGGCAAAGCGTTCAAGGTGGTTAGCGTCCATCACCACACCCAGCGCCATCGTGCCGTGAAATAGCCCGTTGTCGTAGATAATTCGATTAATCTCATCTCTGTTTAACCCACTCATCTATCTGCTCCTTCGTCCATAGGCACGCGTAGTTCTGCTGCAACGCAGTAACGTCAGCGGCAAATCGTTTTTGTAATGGTGACAATCGGCCACCTTTTGTTTTCAATTCGACAAACCATGTGGATCCATCAGGCATACAAGCGATGCGGTCACTCACTCCACGTTGGTTGACTGACCTGAACTTGTACGTCCTGCCGCCAGCAGTCTCGACCGTCCAGACAAAGTAATTCTCGATTTCTTTTTCTAACATGGCGCAAATATAAAGGCTAAAAAAGTATTTGACAAGAATTATTTTACGGACTACAGTCGAGGCTCAAACAGTAAACGAAGGTAAACGACATGACACCCTTAATTACACAGATGGCGTGGGCGCTTAAAGAAGACCCCACGGAAGCGGTATGGTTTGACATATCTGCGCTAACAGAATCGGCCATGAAGCAAACGCATGCGATAACCGTAGAGCGTATGTTGCGCGCGCTTAAAAACCCGCTGCCGTTTCCAGACTCCGCAGTTGTTGGTTTAGACATTGAAGGAAATAAATTTGCCATAGGTATAACCGAGGGAAATTTACCCAACAACAAGCGTTTTAAGACGGACGGAATATTAGCTGGCGGCCAAGTAGTAGACCGCGCAGGTAATTGGCGTACATTAGAATTATTTGTGTACTATCCTGAGACAATCAATTTTGAGACAGGAAGTATTGACATATATTTTTTTGATGCATCGCTTGAAGAAAATACTTTAGCAGTGCAAAACCGTGCAATAACATTGGCCGCGATTACGTATTGGATGGAGTATTTAAACGCCGACGTTAATAATGGGTATACCGCGACAAAACAAGCTAACCACGTAAAACGCGTGCGTCAAGGTAAATTACCTTTGTTTGAGTGGAAAACCGTGGTTGTGGAGCCGCCTAAGCAAAAGTTTCCGCATCAAGGTGGTACGCACGCGTCGCCGCGGCTGCATGATGTGCGCGGTCATTGGGTTACCCGCAACGGCAAACGCTTCTGGAAAAAGCCGCATAAGCGCGGTGACGCATCAAAAGGCGTTGTATTTCACGACTATAAAATTAAATCAACTACACCGGAGGTACAGTAAATGAAAGCGTTTCCATCACCCAGCCATAGCACTACAGGCATGGATTTGCGCGATTATTTTGCGGCGCAAGCAATGCAAGCCATTTTATCTTCCGGCAAATGGGGGCCAAAAACAGCAGATGAGTTGCATTACGATGACAACTACGACAGCGTCACAAACTCAGCAATGTGTTTGGCTGAAGGCGCGTACCAAATGGCAGACGCCATGATGAAAGCGAGGTCACTGTGAGCCATTCCAATATCGTCGGCGGTTCCACCGCCAAGCGCGTCATTAACTGCCCGGCATCAGTCAAGCTGGTGCAACAGATGCCACCACAAGCCGAGTCCGAACACGCTGACCGTGGCACACTGCTGCACAACGTCATTGCTGAACTCTTGGAGTTCGACAAGACGCCAGAGCAGTGCATCGGCGCCCAGTACAAGAACCAGACACTCACACAGGAGCTGATTGATGAGAAGATTATTCCCGCTCTTAAAGCACTCGACGAGATCGACCCCGACAAGACGATGGAGTACATGGTTGAAACCCGAGTTGCCTTTGGCGATTTTCTGCCTGGTGTCTTTGGTAGCACTGACCTACTTGGGCGTCAAGGTAAACGCGCCTTCGTTCTTGATTGGAAATTTGGCGATGGCGTATCTGTGGCTGCTGAAAACAACCCTCAGCTCTTATTTTACGCAGCTGCGGCAATGAGAACCCCGGCGGCGCAGTGGGTGTTCGAAGGCGCTGAAGAGATCGAGTGCATCATCGTCCAACCGCCTGCAATCCGTCGTTGGGTCACCACACCCGCACGCGTTAAAGAGTTTGAGCAAGAGTTGCTGTACGCGGTGCGTCTGTCATCGTGGCCAGAGCCACCGATGCAGATCGGTGACCACTGCCGTTGGTGTGCGGCTAAGCCGATCTGTCCGCGCATGACCGGCGCTGCCGAACGTGCGTTGCGAGCGCAGCTGACAGAGATGCCTGCCGAGCAGATCGCGCTGCGCCTCCAGCAGGTCGAGATGCTTGAGAGCTACATCACCGACTTGCGAGCGCTGGCGTTTCAGATGCTTGAGAACGGATTGCCGGTGCCAGGGTACAAGCTCGTGCCTAAGCAGGCGCGGCGCCAGTGGGTCGACAAGGCGAAGATCGAAGCGTGGGTGGACGCCAATGGTATTGAAGACGCCTACGAGCCAGTGACAATTAAATCACCGGCGCAGCTTGAGAAAGTCTTGAAAAAGGCTAAAATAGAATTTCCCGTTGACATGGTCGTATCTGTGTCGTCGGGCGATACGTTGGCACCGGAGTCAGACCCGAGGCCAGCGGTGTTGCAAATCGGGAAGCAGTTAACTGCGGCCCTCTCTAAACTTTAATAGGAGTACAGTAATGTCCAATATCGTAAACTTCAAAGGCGCTAACCTGCCTGCCGTTTCTTCCCTCTCAACCGCACTGCGCGCGCTGGAAACCGTAGCAGGGCCATCAAGTTCCGTCATCATTAAGATGGACAAGACCGGCCACTGGGTGTTCGGTGCTGACCAAACCGAGGTCGAGGACGACGCCACATGGGCGATCAACCCGTTCTCGTTCATCCACGGCTTTATCGCTTGGGGTGAAGGTGAGGTGCTGGGTGAGAAGATGGTGTCGGTATCCGAGCCGCTGCCAGAGATGGACGCACCGCCGCCTAATGCCAAGCGTGGTTGGGAAGCGCAAGTCGGCATGTCGTTGAAGTGCATTTCCGGTTCTGACAAGGACATGGAAGCGCGCTACACAGTGACATCGGTGGGCGGCAAGCGCGCAGTGCAACAGCTCGCGATTGCCATTGCCGAGCAAGTCGAGAAGGATCAGTCCAAGCCCGTGCCTGTCGTGCGTCTGAAGAAAGACCACTACCTGCACAAGTCGTACGGTCGCATCTACACGCCGGTCTTTGAGATCGTCGAGTGGGTCGGCATGGACGGCAAGGCTGACGAAGCAGAAGCCGAGACGCCTGCAGCCGAGCCAGCACCCGCTGGTCGTCGTCGTCGCGGTTAAGTAGCACGGGGGAAAGCGGATGCTGCCGTGCGACTGGTCGGGAAAACCCAGCCGGTACTGCAGACAGACGCAGCGAGTACCCCACCTTTCAATGGCACCGGTTACCTAAACATCAGGCTCTTCCTTGGTCGGTTCGACCTGATGCTGGCAGGGTAACCGGGGCCACCCTCTCAGAATAAAAATTATGGCAATCCTTTGGGGTGATTTCGAGACAAGAAGTCGCTGCGATCTACCGTCGCGCGGCGGCTATAACTATAGCTTGGACGCAAGCACATCAATCCTGTGCTTCTCTTACGCTTTTGGAGACGACGATGTACAGACATGGACGCCAGATCAACCATTCCCTGAATCAATATCAGAACACATTCGCGCTGGTAAACAGCTGCGGTTTCATAACGCCGGTTTTGATCGTCAGATCTTTTGGAATGTCTTATGCCAAGATTTTGGCGTACCAAAGCCTGCGCTTCACCAGTTCTACTGCACCGCTACACAAGCGCGTGCGAACTGCTTACCTGGCAGCCTTGAAGACGTTGGACGAGCCATCTCCAGCAACATGCGAAAAGACCACCGAGGAAGCCAGCTTATCCGCGCACTTTCCGTCCCTCGCGCTGATGGATCGTTTAACGATTCGCCGGAGCTGATGGCCGAGATGATCCGCTACTGCGAGCAGGACGTCCGAACCATGCGCGCAGTCAGTCAGGCTATGCGACCGCTATCCGACGAGGAACTCGCCGACTACCATGTCAACGAGCGCATCAACGACCGTGGCGTATTGCTTGACTTGCCACTCGCACAGGCGGCGATTCGTTACGCGTCGGTCGAGCTTGAAGAGATCGAGTCACTGGTCGCCGAGCTAACCGAGGGCGAGATTCTGTCGGTCAGAAGCCCCAAGATGAAACAATGGGTAATCGACAGGGTCGGCCCGCAGGCGCTGAAGATGATGGAGGTGTACAAGGATGGCGAGCAGAAGTATTCTATCGACAAGTCAGTACGCGCCAACCTGTTAACTTTTGCGGAGGAAAACCCCGATGAGATTCCGGCCCATGTTGCGGACGTCATTCAATGCGCAGATGACCTCTGGGCGTCGTCGGTTGCGAAGTTCAGCCGCCTTGCAGGCTTGGCAGACGAAGACGATCACCGAGTACGAGGTGCTTTTGTCTTCGCTGGAGGCTCTGCCACTGGACGAGCTTCGAGTTATGGCGCGCAAGTTCACAACTTCACGCGCAAGTGCGCCGACGAGCCAGACGCTGTTAGGCACGCTATGGTGCGAGGCCACAGCATCACCCCAAGATTTGGAAAACGCGTTACGGATGTTCTCCGGTCGATGCTCCGGCCCGCACTGATCCCGGCGCCCGGCAAACAATTCGTTGCAGCCGACTGGTCAGCGGTCGAGGCCCGCGTCACCGCCTGGGCGTCAGCCGACCCGCAGGCCGAAGAGGTGCTGCAGGTCTTCCGCGAGGGCCGCGACATCTACAAGCGCGAAGCCGCCGGAATCTACCGGGTGGCCGAAGATGCGGTCGACAAAGAGCAGCGCCAGATTGGCAAGGTTGCGATCCTGTCATTAGGCTTCGGCGGCTCGATCGGGGCGTTCTCAGCGATGGGCCGCAACTACGGCGTCGTCATGGCCGAGTCCGATTCTCGCCGCATTGTAGACGCGTGGCGGCGCTCAAACGCATGGGCGGTGCGCTACTGGGGCAAGCTAGAAGACGCCTACACGCGCGCTCTACGCAATCCTGGGCGGGAGTTTACCGCCGGGCGCGTCACCTACCTGTACGACAAGCAACACCTCTGGTACGCGCTGCCCAGTGGGCGCATCCTGTGCTATCCGTTTGCTAAGTTTGATGGCGACGAGATTACATATGTGAAGGCCGCATGGAAACCTGCCGCAGACGCAACCGAATGGCCCAGAGCGCGCTTGTGGCGCGGTCTGGCTTGTGAGAATATAACGCAAGCAGTCGCCAACGATCTGCTACGGAATGCTTTACGCCAGCTCGATGACGTCGTGCTGCATGTGCATGATGAGATTGTGCTGGAGACGTCTGACCCTGATGCACCCAATACCCTAAAGCAAGTGATGTGTACGCCGCCCGCATGGGCTGCGGGTCTGCCTTTGTCCGCTGAAGTTGAAGTGATGGATAGATACGGAAAGGGTTGATTATGGAGCTTTGGACATCGATACCCGGTTACGCGGGGTTTTATGAGGTAAGCAATTTTGGTAATGTGCGGTCGCTTACGCGGTCAGTACCTTATGGCCGCCATAAAGGTATGGTCTACAAAGGCCGCGACATTAAGCAATTCATATCGGGCAAGTATTTAAGCGTGAAATTATCTAAAGCGGGCGTTACAAAAACAACGTACGTTCATGAGCTAGTTTTACTCGCGTTTGAGGGTTTGCGGCCTAAAATAGCCGACCGTAGTGAAATACGGCATTTAGATGGTGACAAACTGAATAACGCGCTGAGTAATTTGAAGTATGGAACCGTAAAAGAAAATGCTGCCGACAGGAAGCTTCATGCTGCCGGGCTAACAGCCGTCAAATAAAAAAGCCGCCTGGCAGGGCGGCTTTCCAACTACAAGGACTGCAATGGATTTCCTAGAATTTTATACTAATTTGGCACCACAGGGTGAGACTGCTTTAGTTGTCCGTCAGAAACCTAAACTCAAAAGCGGACAGATTCAGCTGCACCCCGATGGCGCGGTGATCTGTACATGGCCGGCGTATCTGCCCGACTACCCGACCAAGCCTGATTGGGCGATCTACGGCAACACGGCAAGCTTTATCGTTGACCGATTCAAGGACGGCCACGTTTCTGCGTCAGCAGCGAATGCTGATTACGTGCTGGTGATGGTGCTGGACGACGTGGCCGACCCTGAGAAAGCGCCCAACACGCCGCCGCTTGCGCCGACGTGGATCATCGAGACGTCTGCCGGGTCGTTCCAGTGGGGTTACGCATTTTCAGAGCAGCCGACCACCGGCGAGTATGCCGCAGCCATCCGAGCGATTGCGGACGCGGGTTACACCGATCCAGGCGCCTGCAACGCGGTGCGCAACTTCCGCCTGCCGGGGTCGATCAACATCAAGCCGGGGCGGGATAACTTCGCCGCCCGTTTAGTTGAGTTCCACCCAGAGCGTGAGTACAGCCTGCCCGAAGTGTGTGCAGCGCTGAATGTCACGCCAGCGCCTGCCGAGTCGCTCGGCGTGCGTCCTATCCGGCTGTCGGATGATGGCGCGGATGACGTCATGGCGTGGCTCTCACATCAGGGCGTGCTGTTGTCGACCCCAAACCCTGCCGGGTGGGCTGGCGTCATCTGCCCCAACAAGGACGAGCATACCGACGGCAACCCAGAGGGGCGCTACAGCCCGTCAACGCGCTCATATCGCTGCCTGCATTCGCACTGCGTTGACTTCGACTCGCATGCGTTTCTGGACTGGGTGTCGGCTAATGGCGGCCCGAAACACGCGCCTGGACTGCGTGAGGAGCTGCTAGCGCACGCGATGGACGCGGCGCTATCCAAACTGACGCCGACTGAAGCATTCCCAGACAAGGGCGCGGAAGTCATTGCAGAGGTCGAGAAAAAACAACTGGATAGGACAACGAAAGATGATTGGTACAAGCGCTTTGCGTACATTCAAAACGAAGATGCGTACTTTGACATGGACGATCGGCGCGAGATTGACCGCCGTACTTTTAATGCACTCTTTCGACACGTCACCTGTTATTCGATCCACCCGACAAAAGCGGGTAAGCGCCGCATTGAGGCGTCAATTTGTTTTGATGAAAACCGGCAGGCCAAAGACGCATTGACGATCACCGGCATCACCTACGCCGCTGGCGAGACGGTGCTGGTATCCCGTGAGGGGCAGGTGTTCGGCAACCGATGGGTCAATCACCGGCCCGCGGTCAAGACGGGCGACGCGCGCATCTGGCTCGAGCATGTCGAGCGCATGATCCCCGACTCGGTCGAGCGTGAGCATGTGCTGGACGTGATGGCCTACAAGCTCCAGCACCCAAACCAGAAAATCAATCACGCAGTGCTGCACATTGGCCACCCTGGTTCCGGCAAAGATACCATGTGGCAGCCGTTCCTGTGGGGCGTCGGCGGCGAAACCCTGTCGAATGTGGCCATTGTGCGTAACGAGGAGATTCAATCTCAGTGGGGGTACGCGTACGAATCCGAGGTGATGGTATTTGAGGAACTCCGGCAGGCCGAGGCGAAAGACCGCCGAGCGCTCGAAAACCATCTGAAGCCTGTAATCGCCGCGCCGCCGGAGTTCTTGCAGGTTAACCGCAAGGGCCTGCACCCGTATCAGGCGTTAAACCGTATTTTCGTTCTGGCATTCTCAAACGAGCGCGTGCCGATCTCGCTCGCGGGAGATGACCGCCGTTGGTTTGTGACGTACTCCGAGGCGCCGAGGATGGCCGAGGCCGAGGCGCGCGCGATCTGGGACTGGTACAAGGCGGGCGGGTTAGCTGTTGCTGCTGGCTGGCTGTACCAGCGTGACGTGAGCCGATTTAACCCTGGAGCTACTCCACCGCTGACCGAGGCCAAGATCATCATGATCGAGCAAGGCCGTTCGACCGCCGAATCGTACCTAGTGGAGATGATCGAGCGCCGCCTGGGTGAATTCTCAGCCGGTGTAGTCGCGGCGCCCTTCTACTCGATCTGCGACCGCCTGCAGGGCGGCGCGCCGATGGGCACGCGGGTCGTGCAACAGGCACTCTTGCACGCGCTGAAAGAAGCCGGTTGGGTCGATATGGGGCGCCTGCGATCGCGCGATTTTGATGCCCGCAAGCACATTATCTGCGCGCCAGAGCTGGCCGCCACGGCCACAAAGTCAGAATTGCGCCGTATGGTGGAGGAAACACCGCCGCCGTCAGCTGTGCGGCTAGTCAAGTAAAAAAAAAAGCCCGTCAGGTTTGATCCTGACGGGCGAACCGAAGGGCGCCGGGAGAGGCGGCGCGTCACAACCCTAGCACGATCGCGAGCATGGCTGCAAGTATTAATCCGATAAGAGCGAACATGCGGCACCCTCCTCAATGTCGCGGATAATCGTATCTTTGAGCAGGTCGACCACGTCAACCCCGCCGGCGTACGCGTGGATTAACCAAGCATTACCGGCAAAGCCAACAGACCGGTCTGCAGGTTCCCAGTCGACAAAGCACAGTAGCTCTGTATGGCCATGCGTGTACGTGTATGGCCATAGGTGCTGTGGCCATTGCAGGCCGCTGATATCAGTTTGCGTCTTCATCGGACAAGTCCTCCAGCAAAGGGATTGACGGGTCATACAGCGCCGTACCGGAATAGTTCAGATTGTCATATTCGGTTTTGATAAGCATGTTCAGCCCTTCAAATTGGCGGACATAATCGCCTGTTGACATGTTTAATGTCCAAACGGGAAACTTGCGGATATCTTTCGGTTTCTTTGGTTTCCACGCCTTGCGGGCAAGTTTCGCCCACTCGATCGGGCATTTGTCGAATTTCAGTGTGTACGTGGTGCCGTCAATGTTTAGTGTTTGCATGGTCAGTTCTCCTGTTGGTTAGTAATTAAAGGCATCCAAGTAAAACACCGTCTTGATCTCTAACTTCGATTACCCAGACGTTTCGCTGCATTCGGCGGGTCGATGCAAGATGCAAAACATATTGCCAGTCTGGGTCAGCGGCGGCATTCTTATTGCGAATGGTTACTGCTTTCTCATAGTTGCGAAAAAATGTCATGGTCAATTCTCCTCAGTTACCACAGCGCAGCGCCGTGAGTTTCGATTGTGGGCGTTTGTGCCCGTTTGCGCGGTGCTTTGCGCGTTATGTAAGGCCGGCCGGCCGCTGGCGGAAAATCGCGCCAACAGCAGACCGCACCGAAGTCGTCAAGCCAGCCGTACTGCGTCATGCGTCTGCGTAATCGGCGATCATGTGGCGGGCGATTTCCGCCCAATTAACGTCCGACAGAAACGCGCGCGCATAATCTAAGGCAAGACCGCTTGCGCCTTCCGAAATGTATTCATCCGCCAATTCTTTTAGGGTTTGCCCTAAATCGTACGCGTCCGTATCGCCGTCAATGTCATGTACCGGCTGGCCATCAAACATTTCGAGATTAACGCGCCAAGTAGCGTAATTTGTCCAGCCGTTATAGGTTTTGTCAGTCATGGTCAGTTTCCTTTCGAGCGAATAAAATCGGACAAGAATATCTCTAGCAAGCGAACACGCTCAAGACCCTCGAAATCGCCGTTTGCATCGTTCCACGATAATGCGCGGATGATGACGTCATCCGGTGCGGAATAAATGTCCCATGCGTCATGCGGTACGCCGTGGAATAGTTCGACAATCTGACCTTCGGTAAAAGTGTAAGAAATATTGCTCATGGTCGGTTTCCTTTCAGTTAATTAAAATGCAAGTAGCATAAAGACAAATACAGCAAGTGCGGCGAATCCTAGAATCGCGGCGCACAATTCGGCGATAGTTGGTTTTTGCATGTTTTTCCCCTGTTAGATAAACGATAAGCCAGTGATGCGGAAACATGCGCCGGATTCGGTTTCGATATCGATCGTGCCGAATGAATGAACGGCAAGAACAGTGACAGTCTGCAATTTGCCGTAAACGGGCATTTGGATTTTTTGGCCAATGGTAGGTTTTTGCATTTTGTGCCCCTTAGAGTGTCATCATCAGAACGGCAGTAAATAACATCAGCGCGCAATAGGCGCCGCACAGAATTTCGTAAGCGTAGTTTTTCATGGTTGGTTTCCTTATTTGCTTAAAATTTAATCAGTGATTTGCACTACATTCCTTTGCTGCTGAAACCATTATAGCGAGTCAATCGAAAATGTAAAGCATTCTTTTGCACTTTTTTTCGGTGCCGATTTGTCGCCAATTTTGGCTTTTTGTGTCCGTCAAAAAACGTGCCTTGTGACCCATGCGATAACCTAGACTGAGAGCGGCTTTTAGCTATTTGTGGGTCATGTTCCATTAGTTTTTTAAGGTTAATTTTTATTTGTAAAGTGTTATCATAATGCTAACAGTGTCTAGAATGTGCGCGTATGCACGCGCAGCGCAGCGATTTTAAACCAGTGGCAACATGACCCACATGACCCACATCTCAAAATGGCAACAAAAAAGTTATCCACAGATTTGATAGCAGTTTGCTAACAGTTAGTGACCACTAACCTGGCTATGTTAGTGACCACTAACTTGCCAGGCTGGCAACAGTTAGTTAGTGACCACTAACCTAGTTAGTTAGTGCTTACTAACTTGCCAGGCTGACAACCATGTAAGTGAGTGCTTACTAACCTGGGGGGTGGGGGCCCGTGCCTGGCCGGTCGCGGCCACGGAGGTGTCAGAAGAAATTTTTTTTATTTTTTGTAGGTAGCCAACATTGCCAACATGACCCACAAATGCGCTAATATCCGACCATGTTCAAGTCAATCCCATTTGTGCCACGTAAGGTTGAGGCGACTGAAGCGCGCCTCCAGGCGATCTATGACGCAGCCGCTTTAGGTTTGAAGGGCGACTCGCTGGCGTTGGCTGCCGGTATGCTGCCCACCGAGTTCAGGCAGCTGTGCGAGCTTGATCCTGTAGCCGAGATGGCTGTCTTAAAGGGCCGCGCTGACTCCGAGATGGAAGCAAGCACTCACTTGCGGGAGGCGGCTCGTGCAGGCGACGCCAAGGCAGCGCTGGCTATCCTGCAGCACAGCCACGGTTGGACAGCCCGGCAGGAAATTAGCGTGGACATCACGAACAAGATCAGCATCACGCAGGCGCTGCAACAGGCGCAGGAACGCGTGATCGACGGGCGCACCATTGAAGGTCTGATAACTGAGCAACAACCCGAACGACTAACTACTAAAGTGACACATGGCACAACAGCCGATCTATGACGCCGAGGGCGAACAGCTACTGATGTCGCGCCTGTGGGCGCCGACTATCGCTGACGATCCCGAAGCGTTCGTGTTGTTTGCCTTCCCGTGGGGGCAAGCCAACACACCGCTGGCCAAGTTTAAAGGCCCGCGCACCTGGCAGCGCAAGATCCTGCGACGCATTGCCGAACACATTAAGAACAACCGTGGCCAGATGGACATGGACGCCCTGCGCACAGCGGTGGCCTCCGGTCGTGGTATCGGTAAGTCGGCCCTAGTGAGCTGGCTAGTGCTGTGGATGCTGACCACCCGCATCGGATCGAGCGTGATCGTCTCAGCCAACTCAGAAGCGCAGCTGCGCTCAGTTACATGGGGTGAACTGACTAAGTGGCAGGCGATGGTGATTAACAACCACTGGTGGGAGATCAGCGCAACGAAGCTGACGCCAGCCAAGTGGCTAACCGAGTTGGTTGAGCGGGACTTAAAGAAAGGTACGCGCTACTGGGCGGCGGAAGGCAAGCTCTGGTCGGAGGAGAACCCCGACAGCTACGCCGGTGTCCACAACCACGACGGCATGATGCTGATCTTTGACGAGGCAAGCGGTATACCGGACGCCATCTGGTCAGTCGGTGCGGGCTTCTTCACCGAACCCATCCTAGACCGGTACTGGTTTGCGTTCAGTAACCCCCGGCGCAACCAAGGCTACTTCTACGAGTGCTTTCACGCCAAGCGCAATTTCTGGCAGACAGAGAACATCGACTCCAGAACGGTCGAGGATACGGACAAGCAGATATATGAGCAGATCATTGCGGAATATGGCGAGGATTCGCCGCAGGCTAGGGTTGAGGTCTACGGAGAGTTTCCATCAGCTGGCGAAGATCAGTTTATTGGTGCGAGTGCTGTCGACGACGCCGCCAATCGGCCAAAATACAAGGACACGACGGCGCCAATTGTTATCGGCGTTGACCCAGCTAGAGGCGGCGCGGACGCAACCGTCATCGTCGTCCGGCAAGGACGGGATTTAGTGGCCATCAAACGCTACCACGGCGAGGACACCATGATGACCGTAGGGCGCGTGATCGACGCGATCGAGGAGTACCGGCCAGCGCTGACCATCATCGACGAGGGTGGCTTGGGCTACGGGATACTTGACAGATTAAAAGAACAGCGCTACAAGGTGCGGGGAGTGAACTTCGGCTGGAAGTCAAGCAAACCGGTCATGTATGGCAACAAGCGGGCCGAGATGTGGGGTGCGATGAAGGATTGGTTAAAGACCGCCAGCATCCCCAACGATAGGCAGCTAAAAGCGGACTTGACTGGCCCCATGAAGAAGCCCGACTCGTCGGGGACGATCTACTTGGAAGGCAAGAAAGAGATGAAGTCCAGAGGCTTGGCCTCACCAGACGCGGCAGACGCACTGGCGGTGACGTTCGCGTTCCCGGTGGCCAGCCGGGAGTCGAGTTTTGAGCGTGCAACGCGTCGCAGCGACGGCTACACGCAGCGGCCAGTCGCTGCAACTGGATGGATGGGGGCGTGATGGCTAAAAAAGGTGTGTCACTGAGTGTCGGACGGGGTGAGAAGCTGCCGGTTAGTAAGGGCGCAGGCTTGACTGCCAAGGGGCGGGAGAAGTACAACCGCGAGACAGGCAGCAACTTGAAGGCACCCGCGCCGCATCCGAAGACGAAAGCGGACGAAGGCAGGAAAAAGTCCTTCTGTGCCCGCATGGGTGCGGTAGCGGCGAAGGCAAAAGATGGCGAGCGCGCCAAAGCGTCATTGAAAAGGTGGAAATGCTAATGAAAAAACCCGGCGACCCAGGACTCTACGCTGCAATTCACGCAAAACGCGAGCGCATTAAGGCCGGAAGCGGCGAAAAGATGCGTAAACCCGGCTCGCCTGGCGCACCGACGAACAAGGACTTCAAGCAGTCGGCTAAAACGGCGAAAAAGGGGAAGTAACATGCCACTGGTTAAGTCGAAATCGGAAAAAGCGTTTAAAGAAAACATACGCGCCGAGGTAAAATCGGGCAAACCGGTCAAACAGGCCGTGGCAATCGCGTATGCAACCAAGCGCGCGGCGTCAAAACCCACCAAAAAGATGAAATAAATGGATCTTTCGCCCGACGAACAAGCGGTCATCGACTATCACAGGTCGAACCTCTACCAAAACAAGGGGCTTCGCAACCCCGATGGGTCGGTAACGACGTTCAAAGGGTCGGTAGTGGGCGCTGACGGCGGGCACATGATTTTGCCCACTTATTGGCACGGTCAAGTGCGAGATATTCCGCAAGCCATGCGTTTTGCCATAAAATCGGGCATCAAGTTTCCAATTTATCCAACAGTTGATGAAGCATTGGCCGCTGAACAACGCCTGCACGGTATCATGGAGCAGGATTTGCGCGATTATCAAGCGCGCCCGAAACCGAAAATGAAATAAATGGACTATACCGGCATAAATAAGGCAGCAAAAGTCGCCGATATCGGTGGAAATCCACCGCCGGACGACATCAAGAAAGACACGCAAGACGTGCTTTCAACCATGCGAAAGCGCCTGCAAATGGCGATTTCGGCGCTGTCTGAGAGCCGGGAAGACGAGCTAGACGACCTGCGCTTCTACGCAGGCTCGCCAGACAACCACTGGCAATGGCCAGCCGACGTCTTGGCCACACGCGGTGCGGTACAAGGGCAGACGATCAACGCCCGCCCGACGCTCACCATCAACAAGTTGCCCCAGCATGTACGGCAGGTCACCAATGACCAAAGACAAAACCGTCCGAGCGGCAAAGTTATACCTGCTGACGACAACGCCGACCCAGAAGTCGCCGAAATCTACAACGGCATGGTCAGGCACATCGAGTACATCTCGGACGCCGACGTCGCCTACGACACCGCCTGCGAGAACCAGGTCAGCTACGGCGAAGGCTACATCCGAATCCTGACCGAATACTGCGACGACGACACGTTCGACCAAGACATCAAGATCGCCCGCATCCGTAACAGCTTTTCGGTCTACATGGACCCGACAATCCAAGACCCATGCGGCGCGGACGCCAAGTGGTGCTTTGTCACCGAAGACTTGCAGCGCGCGGACTACGAGCGCATGTTCCCTGATGCAAGCCCGATCTCGACCTTGCAGGCGCAAGGCGTGGGCGACCAGTCGATCTCGGTCTGGATCAACCAAGATACGGTCAGAATCGCTGAGTATTACTACATCGAGTACGACCGCGCAACGCTGCACCTGTACCCCGGCAATGTGACGGCTTTCGAAGGTTCGCCCGAGGCCAAGCAGATGAAGCAGATGGGCATCAAGCCTATCCGCAGCCGTGAGGTCAACGCCAAGCGGGTCAAGTGGTGCAAGACCAACGGCTACGAGATGCTTGAGTCGAACGACTGGGCAGGCCGCTGGATTCCGATCGTGCGCGTCATCGGTAACGAGTTCGAGGTTGACGGTAAGCTGTACGTCTCAGGTCTGGTGCGTAACGCCAAGGACGCTCAGCGCATGTACAACTACTGGACGAGCCAAGAGGCCGAGATGTTGGCCTTGGCGCCCAAGGCGCCGTTCATCGGTTACGGTGGCCAGTTCGAAGGTTATGAGATGCAGTGGAAGACGGCCAACACGCAGAACTGGCCGTATCTGGAGGTCAACCCCGACGTAACAGACGGCTCTGGCGCCGTGTTGCCGCTGCCACAACGTGCGGCACCGCCACTGCCGCAGACCGGGCTGATTCAGGCCAAGATGGGTGCGTCAGACGACATCAAGTCGACCACTGGCCAGTACGACACTAGTCTTGGAGCGACATCTAATGAGCGTTCGGGTAAGGCGATTATGGCGCGCGAGCGTCAGTCTGACACTGGCACTTATCATTACGTGGACAATCTGGCACGCGCTGTTCGGCATGTAACGCGCCAGCTGGTTGACCTGATCCCCAAGATTTACGACACCCAGCGGGTTGCCCGCATTATTGGGGTGGACGGCGACACCGACATGGTCAAGCTAGACCCCATGCAGCAGGAAGCGGTGCGGGAGATCCGCGACCAGAACGACATCGTCATCGACAAAATTTACAACCCCGGCGTTGGCAAGTACGACGTCGTGGTGACCACCGGCCCGTCCTACCTGACCAAGCGTCAAGAGGCACTAGATGCGATGGGCATGATCCTGCAATCCAACCCGCAACTCTGGCAAGTCGCTGGCGACCTGTTCATCAAGAACATGGATTGGCCTGGCGCCCAAGAGATGGCGAAACGGTTCGAGAAGATTATCGATCCGAAGATCATGGCCGACAGCGACGAGTCGCCCGAAATGCAGCAGGCCAAACAGCAGATGGAGGCGATGGCCCAAGAGCTGGATCAGCTGCATCAGATGCTCCAAGGCGTCAATCAGTCGGTCGAAGTCCAAGATATGCAGCGCAAGAATTTCGAGGCCGAGATCAAGGCGTACCAAGCCGAGACGCAACGCCTTACCGCCGTCTCAGGCGCCATGACGCCCGACCAAGTGCAAGACGTCGTCATGCAGACCCTGCGCGACGTCATGTCGACAGGCGACTTGGCCATGAGCGAGGGTGGGCTAGAGTTGCCGGGCGAGATGCCTGAGATGGGCGAGGACATGGGCATGATGCCCCCAGAAATGGGCGTGGTGCCGCCAAGCGGAGCTGAAATGCCGCCTGAATTGATGAATATGCCGCCCGAGGAGCCACTGGCATGAACTGCGCAAACTTTGTAGGCATCCTGTTTTTGGGCCGCGATGTGGCTCATTCGGTGCATCTGAACACCCGTAGCTACGCCAAACACGTTGCGCTGAACACGTTTTACGACGAGATTGTTGATCTGGCGGACAAGTTTGCGGAAGCCTACCAAGGCCGTCACGGGTTGATCGGCGCTATTTCGCTGCAGTCAACCAAAAAGCCAGGCAACATTGTGGAATTCTTGCAAGACCAGCTTGAAGAAATTGAAGAGATGCGGTACAAGGTGGTCGATAAGTCGGACAGCCCGCTGCAAAACATCATCGATGAAATTGTTGGGCTGTACCTGTCCACGCTGTACAAACTAAGGTTCTTGGCATGACCGCACCGGTTTCTCAAACAAAATTTGGTAAGAACGAGCCGTTTGAGCTACAAGTCTCACGCAGCGAGATTCCTGACCACCGTATTGTCACCGTGTTTGGTTACAACGCGGATGTTGACACGACTGAAGTAACCGTCTGGCCGCTGCCGTCCATTATTGCGCACCCAAACGCTGCGTTGCAGATGAAGGTAAGTTCGACCAACGCTAACGACACTTCAGCAGGCACTGGCGCAAGAACGATCGTCATTCAAGGGCTTGACGCCAACTACGCCGAGATAACGGACACGGTGACGCTAAACGGGTTAACCGAAGTGTTGACGTCGAAGTCGTTTTTGCGGGTCAATTACGCTTATGTAGCGACCGCAGGCAGCACAGAGTCAGCCGCAGGTGACATCTATATTGGCACCGGCACGGTAACTTCCGGTGTACCGGCAACCGTCTACAACCTTATCAAGTACGACTTTAATAACACCGTTACCGGCCACTACACGATTCCGGCAGGCTACACCGGCTATCTGTCGCAAGGGCTGTTTTCTGCGGGCCAAGTTACCGGCTCAACCCAAGTTCGCGGGCGGCTGTTAACTGCAGGCACCGACGGTATTCGTCGCACCGCAGCCGTCACCACGGTCAACAACGGTGTAGCAGACTATGTGTTTGAGTACCCGTTGCGGATAGAAGAAAAAACCGATATTGAAGCTACCGGTGTAGGCAGCGCCAATAACAACGGCGTCTCTTGCATGTTCATTATTCTTTTGGTTAAAAACACCACAAACTAATTATGGCTAATTACACCTACATCACCGCATCAACCAACATCAAGCCGATGGCCGGAAAGCTTAAAGGCATCTTTGTCAGCGCTGCGTCCAGCACGCCGACCATCACGGTTTATGATTCGGCAGCGGCCACTACGACGACCACCATCCTGGGAACCTTCACCCCGGCGGCGGCCACATCGTACCTGCTGCCTTTGGATGGCGCGTATGCCAAAAACGGAATTTATGTGGTAATTAGTGGAACAGTTGCTGCAACAGTAATTTACGAGTAATCTTGCTGTAAACCGAACTGACGCGGTACGTCAGGGATTCTTTAGGAATCGACAATGTCTGAAGAGATGCAAAACCAGTTAGCGGATTCACCCGCGCCAGAACAGGCACCGACGGCAGAGCCTGTAGCTGAAGAAACATTAGCGCCGGAGAATGAACAGCCGACCGAGCAGCAGACCAAGACCTTCACACAAGAAGAGTTGGATGCGATCGTAGGCAAAAGGCTTGCAAGAGAGCAAAGGAAGTGGGAACGTGAGCAGAGTCGCAAAGCGCAGACCGCGCCTGCACCTGCAGAGTTACCGCCTGTCGAAAATTTTGAGTCCGTTGATGCGTATGCCGATGCACTGGCGACGCGCAAGGCTGAAGAATTGTTGGCGCAGCGGGAGCTTGAACGGCAGAAAATGGATCTGCTTGAGGCGTATCACGATAGGGAAGAGGAAGCGCGGAACAAGTATGACGATTTTGAACAAGTCGCCTACAACCCCAAGCTGCCAATCTCTAACGCGATGGCTGAGACGATCCAAGCGTCGGATATTGGCCCTGATATTGCGTATTACCTTGGGTCTAATCCGAAAGAAGCCGCACGTATAGCCGCACTGAATTCGCCCATACTACAAGCCAAAGAGATTGGCAAAATTGAAGCAAAAATTGCTTCTGAGCCGGTTTTGAAGAAAACGACAAGCGCCCCACCACCTATCGCGCCCATATCGGGTAGAGGCTCTGGAGCGCCGTCTTATGACACGACTGACCCACGTTCTATCAAGAACATGACTACGTCAGAGTGGATTGAGGCGGATCGCCAGCGTCAGATAAAGAAGTGGGAAGCTCAACGTAACCGCTAATTTTTTAGGATATCAATCATGGCAAACTCGATTCTTACCATCGACATGATTACCCGTAAGGCTCTCGAAATCCTTGAGAACAACCTGGTAATCACTCGTAACGTCAACCGTCAGTACGACGATTCTTTCGCCGTTGAAGGCGCAAAAATTGGCTCAACTCTGCGTATTCGTTTACCAGACCGCGCTCTGGTGACCGACGGCGCCGCTCTGCAAGTGCAGGACGACAACGAACAGTTCACCACCCTGACCGTGGCTTCGCAGAAGCACATCGGCGTGAACTTCACCTCCGCTGAACTCACCATGCAGTTGGATGACTTCGCAGAGCGTGTGTTGAAGCCTCGTATTTCGCAGCTGGCCTCCAGCATCGATGCTGACGTTGCTAACGCATACAAAAACATCGGTAACTCGGTTGGTACACCTGGCACCACCCCATCGACTTCGCTCGTTCTGCTGCAAGCTCAGCAGAAGCTGAACGAAAACGCTGCTGTGATGTCGCCACGCTACGCTACCGTCAACCCAGCAGCTAACGCTGGTCTGGTCGAAGGCATGAAGGGCTTGTTCAACCCAACCACCACTATCTCTAACCAGTTCAAGAACGGTATGATGGGTATGGGTGTTCTGGGCTTTGAAGAAGTCAACATGTCCCAGTCGATCAAGCAGCAC